TGCTTGTGCTAATCTACGTGCTTCTGACCAGGGTTTTCCTTTAAGATGCCCCCAGATTTGTTTTCTTTCTTCTTCGCTCAGAGTTGTTCTCTTTGATGCCGAATTTTTCATTTTTTCTTTAACTTGATCCGAGTGTTTTTTGCCTCTATATGGATTATTTTCCTTCATCCATTGTTTATGATTTTCTTTTCTTTCTGCAACTTTGGCAGGATCTTTTTGTATATCTTCATACAACATACCTTTATAAGGATTTGGCTTACCTCTTGACGCATTACCTATTTTTACTTTAGCTTCATCTGTATGATTAAACGGTCCACCGTCACCAGATTCTGGTTTAAGGTTTGCCCAATTAGGGTCTTCCACGATATTCCACATATTACTATAATGTAACCCTGCTTCTTTAATTTTAGCAGGATCCTCACTTTCTAGCAATATTTCTGTATCAAATTCGTACCCGTGTTTGTCCAAATGTGCTCTCCATCGTTTACCGGATCCCGGATAAAAATATGGATCCAAGCGAGAAGTTTTGCCTAAGTATTTCAGTCCTGTTGTTCGGTGGGTTTTAATGTATAAGTAGATCATACAAGTACTTATCACCGAAATGCGTTAGTCATATTGTTTCCTTTAATTTTGTAGTTTTTTCAATCACGTCATCGTCAGTACAACTAACCGGACGGCCGTGATCATCTAAAAACGTAGTACCCCATATTTTATTACCTTGTTGGAATTCAACATACACTTGTCCGTAAGCGCAAAACCTGCGGGTGTGGGTATCGTCTCCCAACGTAAAAGTATCTTGAAATGGCCACAGAACAAACACTACTACTAGTGCTGCTAAGAACCAAAATACCTGTCTAAACTTTGTCCAGTTAAATTTTTTCACCAGCTACAAATCCTCTAAATCCTTTGAAGCGAGGGAATCGTAAACTATAGGATCCGTCTTGATTTTGTGTTACAGCATCGGCACGAACTTCAACTATCTGTCCGTCAACTCTGCAACTCCAAAAATCATCACGTTGTTCATCGGTAAATCCACTACCAACATTAACCCGAATCAACTTACCATCGTCTATACCTTCGCATACCAACGCACCCATCTTGCCTACATTCTTACCCGTGCCTTCTTCAGTATCGATTACTGTGAGACTAACTTCAATAAATGGTTTCAATTTTAACCAAGCAACACTACGCTTACATTCGTACGGAGCATCTGGATCTTTAATCATAATACCTTCGTAACCACCAGCAATGGCCTGTGCGTTGATTTCTTTGAAACGCTTTTGGCCTTCTTCGGTATCCAAATCAACCAACTCGTTTTCTAAAGCTGTCACATTGGGCAATAGATCTTTATTTGTTGCTACCCAAAATTTAACCATCTCACTACGAGTTTCTTGATCCTTATTATAGATACCTTTTTCAAAATCTTCCAAAGGCAACACATCGAACAAATTAAGTACAGCATCTTCACTTTGAACATCGCTCTTGCGATGCACTTGTTTCATCAAATCTTGGAAACTGCTAGACATAATCTCACCGTCTAGAACTACGTCCATACTCTTGCTAGAACCTTTTTGTTTAATTACAGAGCTAATTTGTTCTACAATATGTGGAAAATTGTTAAGCTCTTTGCCGTTACGACTAAACATATCAACACGACCGTCGGCACGGACAACTGTAATAACTCGTACTCCGTCAAGTTTGACTTCGATAAGTTTCTTTCCAGATACCTTAGTCTCGTGATTAGCGGAATCGTGAGCAAGCTGGCACCCAAAAACAGGAATAGCATAGTCAGCATATTTCTTCTCTACTACTTTGTTGATTGTTTTTTCGCTTACACCACAGCGTAAGTCTTTAATTAAAATTCTACGATACCATCCATTCCACTCTGCCTTAGTGGCACTTTTCATCATCGTTTGAATCATATCACGTGCTGTATTACCGGTGACATTACGAGTGACAAAGCCAGTAAGAGCGAGAGTAAAACTATCCCAAGGTAAGCCAGGGCCGTCTTCATCATTCTTCTCCGGTATTTGTTTAAGTCCAAAAGTGATCATTGGGTCTAGCGCAAGGCGACAACCTTCGAAGAATTCATCACACCCTTCCTGGGCAATCTGTTCGATAATAGCTTCTTTGTTAAGACGACTTGGATGACTTTCCAAACTCCAGATATGACTAGCGCAAACACTCATATTGACTCCAATGATTAACTGTACAAGTGTATATTATACAGAGTAATTATCAGTATGTCAAGTGGTTTGTGGTCTTAAATGGCTTGCCTTCATAGGCATTTTCCAATTGGCGCATAATCAAATTTTTCATTCTGCGTATAATCGGATGATTGTGATCCCAATTGAATGTTTTTAAATAATCACCCCAAGTGGAACTCTTGTGTCTGCGACACTGGTTTGAATCTAAGTAATGAAGAATTTCTGTTGGAGCATACCCAAAACGATCAATCAATTCACAGGCTGTATTAAAAGCGTGAGCACCCATTTCGTCCGTGTCGCCATAGTATTCTTGTTGTTTGCGCTCTTTGGTTAACTCTGCTGTGCTTTGATAGCCAGGAATTGATTTAAAGTTCCTAGCACGGAATTGTCGCATATGGACTATTTCGTGTAGCACAACATCTGCAAACCGAACAGCCATACGTTTAAAACGATGGTGCGTTAGTTTTAATTTAGAGTCCGTAGGATTATAGTTAAAATTAACTTCAATTGCGGGCTTGCCAACTTTGTCCAAAAGGCTGTAGTAAACACCGCCCATAAACACAAACCCTTTGGTAGTGGGTGCGTGTATACATTTTTTTAACTTGACGGGCAAGTGTGCTTTGATATGTTTATTGATCCGTTTTTGTATTTGGTTAGGAGATAGCTCTTTTCCTACGATTTCACCGTTAAGTGAATAGAATAAAGAATACAAGGTACTTCTATCAAGTTTTGACCAATCAAACGGTATTTGGGCCATAGTACACTCCTAGACATAGCTATTTATAGTGTACTATGGTATTCAGTTATATACGTACTTTATGGGCGTTTTGTAACGATTTCGTCAACTAGATAAATATATTAAATGGAGGTTTGTATGACATCAATTAAAGTATGTCCTTATGTTTATCAATGTACGCATTTAAAAACTGGTAAATTTTATATTGGATATAGAGAAGTAAACACTATGCCTTCCTACATTGATTTGCCAAGTTATAAAACTTCGTCTAAAGAAGTAAAAGAAAAGTTTAACGAATTTGAATGGAAAATTATCGCTGAATTTTTATCAGGAAACGATGCTTATGATTTTGAACAAAATTTAATAGCAGAAAATTGGAATAATCCGTTACTCTTAAACAAACAATATCGACTTACAACAGGAGAAAAACGGTTTAAGGCTAGGAAAGGCGTGTCTAAAACTGAACAACATAAAATTAAGTTAAGTTTATCTAAAAAAGGCAAGCCAGGAAGAGTTCAAACTGTTGAAGAAAAAGAAAAAAGATCTATTAATCAGTTGGCTAGCGGAGGCTATGGACCATCTAAACATAGTGAAGAAACTAGGCTTAAAATGTCTTTAGCTCATACTGGTAAGTTAAAACCTTGGAACAGCGTACCAAAATCTGAAGAATTTAAGAAAGCTCAATCTTTAAGACAAACTGGAAAGATTCGTGGTCCTAATAAAAAAGTGTTGGAAAGAATTGTATGCCCTCACTGTAATAAAACAGTAGCAAGCAACAACTTTCCCCAACACCACGGTGATAACTGTAAGAAGAAAAATTAAATTCTTCGGGTAACTATTTCGTCAACCAAGCCAAAATCTAATGCTTCTTCTGCACTCATAAAGTTGTCCCGTTCCATAGCGTTATAAAACTCTTCAAAAGTCTTGCCCTTGCTATTATGGTTAACGTAGATCTGGGTAAGATTTTGTTTCATCTTCAAAATCTCTTTTACTTGGATTTCCATATCTGTAGCCTGTCCACCAGCGCCGCCACTAGGTTGGTGAATCATATGGCGAGCATTTGGAAGCATTTTCCGTTTGCCAGGAGCCCCAGCGGTAGCAAGCAAAGAACCCATACTACAGGCTTGACCCATTACAATAGTCGAAACATCGGGCTTAATAAATTGTATAGTGTCGTATATAGCCATACCAGCAGTAACAACGCCCCCAGGGGAATTAATAAAGAAATTAATGTCTTCATTACCTTGACTCTCCAAAAATAGTAGTTGTGCTACAATTAAACTTGCTGAATGTTCATTTACATCTGTATCCAGCATAACAATACGGTCCTTGAGCAAGCGACTGTAAATGTCATAACTGCGTTCTCCGCGAGCTTCTTGCTCGATTACCATTGGTACTAAATTTGGCATTGTTATCCTTTAATATGTGATTTGTCGTATGTTTTAGCAAAAATATCTTTCTTCACCACACCATAATCACCTGGACCGTGACGTACAATGTAGTCCTCACCTGCTTTATAATTTAAATCTCCCCAAGATGCCTTTACCACACCATCGTGGTCTGCCAGTTTGGCGTGTTTATGTATCTTCTTAGGAGTAGCAGTACCGTCACCGTTATCGTCATAATATTCGGCAAACTTTTTTGGATCCACTGGATACTGTTCACCTTTTGGACCTGTAATGATTTTATGTCCAGCTTGATAATCTACTGGGCCTTCAAGTGTATCAACTGTACCACTAGCAATAGCGGTTTTATAATGGATAGGTGTGGGATGCTTGAATGTTTTGAATGATCCTTTCTTGAACCATTCGTCTGTAATACCTTGCATAGATTCTATAATGTTTATAAATTCTCTAATCATTCTTTTTCCTCGATGCCTTCATATTCGGCAAGTTGTTTTTTAAATGTTTCTAATTGTTCGATCAAATTAGTAACACCGCCATAGTTCATACTAATAGCACTATAGCCCATTTTAAACTCTAGTCTATTATCACTGTTCATTCCTAATGTGTAATAGGTAACTGGAGGCTTCTTAGGTTCAGGAGGAGGCTCTACCAATTTTGGGGCCGGCGCAGGAAACGGTACTACATTTTTGGGCATTTTGTTCTTCTTAAACAAATCAAACATATGATTCTCTTTCATATTAAGCCAGCGAGCCAGCGGATTACATACTAACGGTAAAGCTACCATAACAAGCCATACTAACTCTACAAGCATAGTATAGTCTCTGTAAGGACTAAGAGCAACCAATACGGTTACACTAAGATAAAGAAGACCGCTCCAGAAGAGCCAATGTCCTCCGGTGCGGTCAAACAATTTCATATTACTTGCCCAAGTTCAAGAATGGAACTGCGCCACTTGCCATTGTACTAGGCAACTTGCCGTCCCACTTTTCAATTGCCTGTAACTGAACATATTGTGCGCCACCGTTAGATTGGATAGCCGCCGCTTGGATAGCAATAGCCTTAGCTTCACCATCTGCTTGAGCAATACGTTGTTCAGCTTCTACTTTGATACGAGCCAAGTCTTGTTCAGCCTTTTGCTTGTTCTGTGTAGCAATAACTTTCTGTTCAACCGCCGCTTGATACTCAGCACTGAATCCAAAGTTAACCAAACTGATTTCACTAATGTCCAATCCGTACTTGCCTACTTTATTTTGTAGTTCAGTATGGATAGCAGAGCTAACTTCGTCACGTTTGGTTACCAATTCTTCACTGTTATAGTGAGCAGTGGTAGCTTTGAATGATTCATTAATGGCTGGCAACAGGATCTTGTTTTCCAAATCTAGTCCAAACTCTTTGTACATAGTAGCCGCTTTGGCGCCATCGATACGATAGTTAACCACAATGTCTGTATGCACGACCTGCAAGTCTTTAGTACCTGCTTGAGCACCTTTCAAGTCCGCTTTTACAACACGAACTTCAACTTCCTTAACCTGACTGATTGGGTTTACAAAATGCAAACCTTCACTCAGTGTTTCTGGATTAACAGTTCCTAGCGTAACCTGTACACCAATGTAACCTGCTGGTACGATTGTAAATGACTCAAATGCTGTAAACAAGATTACAGGCAACAAAGACAATACCCAAAGACGTTTGAGCATACTTGGATGTGCTTTGATGCTATCTGTATCTTCCTTGTAACGCTGTGCCCGCTCAATAGCGTTTTCATAATTGGTTTTGTTGTTGTAATCAATCAGGCCAAGGCCCACTAAGACTACAATACCAAGTAATACTCCGAGAACGATTGTGAACATATTTTTCCTTAGTTAAGTTCTTTGAATGCTTGTTCTTGGCGACTAGCCGCAAACTCACGTTGTTTAGCTTCTTCTTTTGCACGGCGCAAAATGTTAGCATCACCTGTAGGCAAGGCAACTAGCACGTATACACGGAAACGAGTTCCTTCTGCTACACGTTTGATTTCTTTAACTTCAACACCTGTAAGATCTACGGTTGAACAACTGGTACGCATAGCCATTTCTGACATTTCTGTACTTGCACGTTCGCTATCTGTACGATAGATTTTTGTACGCTGACTTACAGTACCACCTGCGGCCATACAAATCTTGCCATAAGCATCTGCTTTAGCTTTGATATCGGCCATACTAAAGTCTGCACTAACAGCTGATCCAGCTTCGTAGACAGCACTATTACTCAGTGGTGGTTGCGACATCCACTTAGGTGCTTGGTCAATAGCTTTGTTAACATAACGTTCTTGACGTTCGCGAACATCATCAGCTCGGCGCTCGTAAGCATCTTTGGTTGTACCACAAGCCGCTAGAATAGCAACAATAGGAACTAGCAATAAAATCTTTTTCATTATTTTCCACCCATCTTTTCTTTTGTCCATTCTGCGGACGATTGAATATCCTTACCTACGCCTGCTACAGTTGAGCAAGCGGCAAGGGCTGAAACTAAAATAAGTAATGCTAAGGTTTTCATTTTGCCAACTCCGTTGATTGAGTTTTAACTGTATCTACGCCTTTGTCAAGCATACGAGCGATGCCGGAAAACCCAACTGTTGCTAGTATCAATCCAAAGATAGTGCCTGCGATAAATGCCTATAATACGCCTTTCTGTGTGTGTGTGTGTTTGTATGTGTTAATTATATACTAGGTACATCAAAGTGTCAACGTTCAGCTTTGCCAATTGTGTCGTGATATTGGCATTGTATATTAGCTTCGCTTTTGAATTTGCCACCCAAATCTAACAGTAGATTCTTACGGGCACGTTCACGAGCATAATAGCATACACTGGCCATTTGTTCCAACCCTGTTTCAGTTTCTTCCAAATGGTAAGTTTTGCCATCTACCTCGATATCGAATCGAACTGTACATTCGTTTTTATAACCAAACTCAAATTCTTCTTTTACCAAATTTCGAATTGGACTAACTTGATGCTCAGTAACCAATTTGCTACTAGTATCCACATTACAGCCGTCCGGCCCAAATTGTTTTGGAGCCTCGGGCTGTGTTTGAGCGACTGGGGTAGCCGGCGGTTGATCGCAAGCCGTTAGTAATAATGCGGAAAGCAATAACGCATACTTCATTGGGTACTTTCTAATTTGTTACAATACAAGTATTATAACAGAACTATCGGTACTTGTCATCCAATTCGACGCTCGAAAGTCCAGCAATGGTTTGGAACTTTTCAAATGCTTTCTTAGCGGCAGGATTCTTATCCAACTCACTATTAGGGAGAACTGCTTCTAACCAAATTTCCGGACGACGAGCAGGATGTGCGCCAAACTTACGAGGCTGGTGCAACTTGCCAGATTCCCAAAGTTCTATGCTGATACTACGGAATTGATCCTCGTCGTGGTAACCAGCCCATTCTGGATTGCTTTGGCTAAAGAGTCCACGGCTGTAAGTCAGATCGCTACCACCGCCGTAACCGATCCAAATGCCTTCCCACTGTTTGTCATCGTGTGGGTCAAAATCCGTACGAGTGATCAATATCAATACATCTGCAATATCCACCTTGCCGTCTACAATATCTCTGACACAACGGCTATAACTAAGTCCAATTTTCATTTTATCTTCCAGTCTGTGTTTTGCTTACTGTAGGGCCGTCACTAATAAAATCCATACCAGCACTACGACCTTCGTACATACGACCATTCCAGGTCATCATTATCTTAACTGATTTGTTCATTACTACAGTGAGATTACGCCCTTCGTTGAAAGACATAATCTCTCCTGTTACTTCTCTACCACTAGCAACCTGCTTAATGGTACACGTATCACTGTGCCGTGTTATTGTTGCCATTACTGGCCTCCAATTCTTCGATACGAGCCTGTAATTGTACAACAGCTTGTTCTAGCTTGTCAATATGTTCTGCAACACGTTCCATAAACTCAGCTGTGTTAGCACCTGTGGTGCGTAGCATCTCTGGGACGCTTGGCGGTGTCAAATTTTCACTCATTTAAATCTCCAATAAAATATTAGGGTTCCAGTCTGTGTCTTCACTGTAGCCTTCGTTTTCATAACCACGTGGGTTACACACAATTCTAGTTTCACCAATCATATAATCAAATGGATGATGAGTATGTCCGTGTGTCCATAAGACAATCTGCGGATGATCCAAAATAAACTCACTCAGGTCACTGTGGTATCCACCGTTCATCAATGTTTCGTGAGCATAGCTCGGATGTACGCTTTGAAAACTAGGGCTGTGATGTCCAACTACAACACACTTTTTGTCCTTGTTTTGCTCTACAACAATCTTGATGTAGGCTAGAGTCTTGTCGTGACGAACGGCAACATCCAACGCACTCATAGGAGCATAGCTTCTAAAATCGTTACGGATGATACGGAAATCGTTCATCATACCTTCAATGGCGTGCATTGTGAGCGGATCACGTTTGTTCATATTAGTCCAAAGTGTTCCACCTACAAACACAACATCGTCGATGATCTTAGTGTCCTGCTCCAACATATAAATGTTAGGAAATTTAGCGCACTCGTCACGCATATAGTCAATACCAGCGTAGAACTTTCCATTATAGAATTCGTGATTACCCATAATGTAAATGACGTGTGGGAACTGGAAGCTACAACGTTTGAAAAAATCACGGAACCTTTGAGCACGTTCTTGTCTACGACCCAAGCCGGTGCCTGCGGCAATAGCCCGTTGATCGGCAGTATTGCTCACCTCAGGATGGTCGTGGAGATCCTGTGCGATCATAATGTCGCCGCCTAAGATCAACACATCATAGTTGTCGTCGTTCTGAATGTTGATGTCACTGAACTCCAAATGGAGATCGCTAACTAATTTGATTCTCATTTAATTCCTCTTCTGGTGTATCATAGTCTTGACCACCGTGTTCTACACATACTGTCTTAATCCAACCGCCAGGTGTTTGTGTTCCGGGCTTACCACATTCTTCGCAAGTAACGCCTGACATCGATTCTGCCATAGAAACTAGTCCGCGAATATAATCATCGCCGCCTGAGTAATAAAAACGCAGTGTGCCAAACTTTTCCTTAACCTGATCCAATGTTACTTGTGTGATAGGTTCTGGGATAGTTTGCGGATCACGTTCAAGCATTTCTTGTCTACGCTTTTCTTTAAAGTCTAACCCTATTAGATCCTTATATTCTTCATCGAACAGCGTAGAGTCACCAGCCTTAAGCTGTTCAGCTATCCGGTTAAACTTAATAACAACTTCACGCTGACGTTCACGCCAATCGATGTGATGTTGGATATTACCCATAAGCTGATTTAGGATCTGGAACCAACCATCACCACATTCAAAGCCCCAGCACATACAAGTTTCTTGCATTGACTTGTTGCGGTTAACCATCATCTTTGGGTAAACCTTACATAGGTATTCGTCTAGTTCTCTTTTCATTTTATCTCATCCGATGTTTCTATGAAATGGCTAATAATTAGATCCAGTGCTTCAATGGTACGTATATTGCCTGCTACATCACCTTCGTGCATCCAATAGCCATCTGGATTACTATCAGTCTTTGGATTCTTCTTCCATTGCTTTAACTCTTTCTTAAGATACGCACGATAGTCTTTTAAGTTAAGACTAGTAATACGGTCCGCAGTTTCGCCATCGATCCATTGATAGGGTTTATGTTTAGCTTTGCTCATTTTAATAAGTTTCTTTGTTTATAACATACTCTTCTTTGGGCCACTTGGCTTTGAACTCATCTGTTTTAACATAGTCATTGTATTCTTTAGCACTAAAAAATACCTTAGTGAACTCTGTCTTGTAACTGCCAATTTTGGCAATTGTTAAGTAAACCGATTTTGCTGTACCTGCCATTTATTGTGCCGCCTTTACGAAGTTAAGTCTAGTTTCATCATTACCGTGTTTCCAATGTTTGCTATGTTGCTTTACCTTAGCTTTAACAATGACGCACGGTCCCCTTTTCAATTCTTTCTGGCTCATCCAAGACGCCATCTTATTTTGTATTATAGCACAAACGTTGAAAGCTTCAAACTGTTTTGACTTAATTACCTCAAGTATCTCACAGTCTAAGTCTTTGAGCTGTTCACCAACGTTGCCTAAGTATCCTTCTTCGACTTGTCTTGCAACTTTTTTAATTTGGTTGTGTACAACATCTCTGGCCTGCACACTAGGTAAACAAGCTACCCAACCAAATTCATTTTCTTTTACTGTATCGCTACCAAGGATCGAATTGACTTTGGTAAGGAATTCATTTTCGCCGTCAATGGCCGCAAACAACAATCTCTTGTAATACTTTCGAATTTCTTCTGCTCGAGCAACATCTTCCGGTTCAACTTTAAGTGCCTTAGTATCAGGGATAATCATCTTGTCATCCAAAGTATAAAGCATTAGAACTTTGTTTGGATACTTAGTGTACATAAAGACTCCATCATTGGCATAGACGGCTTCTTGTTCTTTAAGGTATGCACCATTAGTACGTTGGGCGGCGCAGGCCAATTCTAATATTTGTTGTGTAGGAAATTCTTTTGGTTGCATCTCGCTCGCCGAATTAGTTAATATACAAGTATTTTACACGAATATGTATCTCTTGTCAATCGTGTTCAAATGGAAATATATCTTTTTGGCAAGACGTTTGGTTAAATGATTTAGTCCAAAATGCCCAATGTATGCTCTTAGGGTAGGACTTGAGTAAGTCGCACCCGTCCGCATTTTGGACATTACACTTATTCTACTTAGATTTCTTTTAGCTCTTTGAGCATCCATTGTACGCAACAACTCAATACTAATACTAAAAGCATACGCATCTAGCTCGTCGTATGTTGCAAGATATTCTTCGTAAGGACTGTTTATTGGTTCTGCGTACTCGTTGTGATCCCTACGCATACTTTGATATTGATGACGAAACTCGTGTACAGTAGCGTCATAAATTTCCATTAGGAATAAATTAATTTGTAATTCACCTAATTCTTCAGTGCCATTTAAATTATGATAGACAATAACTTCAATGGCTGTTTCTAAATTAAAATCGTTCTCGGAATCGTAGTATGCCATAACATACCACTTGTCGGCATCTAAGTCTTTGTCTTTTTTAGTTTTAATTGCAATATCAAAATTGTGATTTTTGAATGTCTTGCGAGTAGTTTTTATTAACTGTTTGAAATTAGTTGGTTTTGAAATTTCATCTCGAACACTTTTACAAACGTCATATACACGGCCGAGAATGATGTTCATCTTTATAACCTATAAGTTACTCTACCCTTGCTGAGGTCATATGGACTGACTTCTAGCCTTACACTATCTCCTAGGATAATGCGAATCTTGTTTTGTTTTAATTTGCCACCCAAGTAGCATAGCAATGGGTTAGGCATATTTTCAACTGACACTCTAAACATATTGCCAGGAAGTACTTCTTCAACTGTGCCCGTTAATTCAATAATATCGTCTTTAGCCATTCTTTGCCTTTGCAATAGTCCACGAGCCATCGCCCATATCGGTCCATTCCAATATGTCTCCTTCTTTCCAGCCTTGTAAGTCTAGTAGTTCCTGCGGTAAGGGCAGAACAATATCTCCGCTACCATCATTTGCTTCTTCTACAGTTACAGTCCAATGTGTCATAATATTATTTACTCAGTTATTCGTCATCGTTATAAGGAATTGGTCTCCAGCCTAAACGGTTTAAGTCCAATTCAATTTCTTCAGTGACTACACCTTCTGGCACATAGCCTTTATTACCCTCTTCGTCCCCATTGCCGAGGCCTCCGCCAATACCGCTACAATACCAATCGATGTAGTCACCTTGTTCACGCATATCAGCAATTATACCACCAGAGTGTCTCCAAGAGCAACTCCAAGTTTCACCTTTCATTTCTTGCCAAAACTCTCTACTTTGCCAAGTCATATTACACATAGCCGCATATAAGTTTTGAGCATAGCTATCACTGGCTTTGACTTTGTTGCATAGTTCTTTGGAACTGCGCAAATCGTATTCCATATTGTTCTTTTGCCAAGCAGGATCTTTTAGATTTTCTTCATCTTGCTCACGCCAAGTCTTATACATATTAACATAAGCTGGATTAGGGTCTTTGCCTTCTTCCTCACAGTGCTTGATATACCCTTCTTTTTGAAAGGTGTGGCGTTCTGGACTACTTGCTACTTTTTTCATTTATGGAAATTGCCTTGGATACAGTGCCGGATTTCGTGTCCGATGGTATGGAAGTTAGCGTGAGTTGCTGTAATAACAGTACAAGTGTCTGGTCCGGATACGCTACGATCCCAAAAACTACAGGCTTCGACTCCAAAGCCAAAACCTCCAAGACCGCGACTGCGACTTTCTTTCTCGCACTCGGCCTGAACATTTTTTACAGGTCGGAATGTGATAGTAGTTTGATTAGACATATTGTGTGTCATATCAAATTCTTGATGGGGATCTTCATAATATGCAAATGAACTAGTGGTTGCTAACATTAGTGCTACTACTACTATTGCCTTTTTCATACGTGCCTTTCTGTGCCTGTTAAAAATTGGTGTGGGCGGTAGGATTCGAACCTACAAAGACAGTCTAAGACCAAGTCCCTTGCCCTCCGTTCAGCTGGGGGTAGCTTACTAGGAGGAGGTTTACCAAATTACACTCACGTCCACGTACTAATTATAACGTAGAAAGGCTGTTAAGTCAATGGCTGAATTAGCCCAATGTAGCCCAATTCGTGCCGTTCCAACCTTTAAATTGATTGAGAGTGCTATCAAATACCATAGTTCCCAAAGCCATTCCTTCCATCGCGTTGATTTCAATAGTTGTATAATTTGGTAATACATTGGTTGTAAAACTGATACTGTTTGATGTGCTAGTGTAGCTCAATCCAGTTTGAGTGCCTTCTCCCAATGCGTCTATTATTGCACTGACAGCTCTTGGTTTTGTAAAATATAAATTGCCAGATTGGAAAACTAAAGAATCCCCGTTGGATAAACCAATTGCTGGGCTTGCTGTTAGGGTAACTGTTACGCTGTCTGCTTGGCTTACACTTGCTACAGTGCCAACGAGAGTTCCGTTGTGTAGTACAGTCATTCCAGCTACAATACCAATTGAATTGGCTACTTTAAGTGTTTGTCCTACGCTACCTGAAGCTGTGTATGTTGTTGTTTGTGTTTCGCTAACAATTTGAGATGACAAGTTTGTAGCTTCTAAAATATTAAATTGTAGTGCATCTTGCTCAACGTTAAAACTTAATCCAGATCCAGCTAGAACAGAATTAGCTAAAATGTTAACACCACCTTGTGTACCGTCAGTAGTACCAGGTGTGCTATCGCCAACATACAATCTTTGGTTATCTGTAGTCCAGATAAGTTCGCCTTGATCATACCATTTAGTTTTTCTTTCTGTATCTGTTCCGCGTCTAATACGTAGCGACATAAGCTATCTCCGTTATTCTGTAATCATTCACTGATTAATATAGTGTATTTATTCGAATGTACCAGATGCTAGAGCCAAAAAAATAGGGCCCTAAGGCCCTTGGTTAATCTAAAATTCCTATAAATCCTGGTAAATTATTACCTGGAATATGGCTAGGAGCGTGATATTGGAATTCAAACTTCATATCGCTAAATGGGCGTGTTTTTAGCTTTAGTGTGCCATCAGCGTTAATAGTAATATGCCCAATTACAGCATCAGCTTCTTTAACAATACTAGTCATCATTTCCTTGTATTCATCGGAATGCTTGCCCTTAGTAATGTAATTCAACAATCCTACACCTAGTACGTAAGTAAGAATGTCTGCGCCGCCGTTTACTGGATCTGCATCAAAGCTAGGTTTTCCTGCGGCTTTGGCCTGCTTTACGTTCTCTCTCATACCTAAATAGTAAGCACCGTCTGCTGGAAGTCCAACTGGTTTGCCCCAGTCGCCAGCTATCATAGCAGGATATACTGCCGCTAAAAACGTAGTGTAATCTTCGGTAGTTTCGTCTAAAATTCTAGCAACCGCCACAGTCATAACTTGAAAGTTAGGTATGCTTCTGATACCTGCGATTTCCACTAGCTTTTTATATTCTGGAATCTTTGCTGTTGCTGCGGCCGCAATGATTTTATCTTTATTGTTGCCAGCGTTAGTAGGGTGGAATTGTTTTAAAATTTTGAACTTGGCCTTCTTGTTTTTATCGTTACTAATAGACTTTTCATACTTGTCCATTAGATCGTGAATAGCCCTAAAACTAGTTCCAGATCCAGTTAGAGCTTTTACGCTCATATTCATTCCTGGTAATTTAACGTCTACTAAAGGATTGTTGCCTGTGGGTAATTCTGCTTTATCCTCGGGCTTCATAATTAAAATGGGTGCAAGAATTTCGCCGAAGTCTTGGCTAACTGTTCCTAAGTAGCTGGCAATATGTCTTGCTTGTTCAGGTAGTAAAGGAGTTTGTCCTCCGGTATCTGCGTTGTCCACTAGGGCAATCAATGTGGATGCAAGCAATGGATCACGCTTTCCAAACTTTTGATTAACTGCGTGTTTAACTTTATCGATTAGCTCTTGTTTATTAAAGATGCCGCCATTAATACCTAACCCTGCTGGTGTAAGTTCTTTACGTCCAATACCAGTGCTAGTATCATCGCCTTCTTTTTGACCTTTCATACCGATAACAATCGTGTACAAAACATCGCCTTTCTTAAAACTGTGTGCGGGAAAACTACTACTTGCTGTAGCTTGGTTACCATCTGTAGTCGCCGGAGTTGCTCCCCAGTTGGTCATAGCTGTTCTAAGTTCTGCTAAATTAACAGATCTAGCACGAATGCTACGAACTTTTTTAGCACCACTTGCGGCCTGTTGTTTAAAATTGCCGTGCGGTAAACCAATTTGTAATGCGGCAATGGCTGCATTATTTTGCTTATTATCTGCGTATACGGGTTGAGCTACTGGTGTAGGTACAGCTTGTGGTTCTGGTGCAGGCTGGACTTGTTGTTGAGGATCGGGTACTGCCGTAGGTTCCTCCGCTTGCGGTTCTTGCATTTCTGGGTCCAACTGTTCTTCGTCTTCTGATATAATATCTTGTACTTTCATACTTGTATTTATTATATCAGGTATACCAGATTTCGTCAAACCCTTCGTCCTTGGTTGGCTCATCCCAATTGGCAATCATATCGTCTACAACTTTCTTTGGAATGTGCTTGCCTGGACGACCAGACAAACGTACATCCAGTTCGTCACGATCGGGTGTGCGAAATACTACCGCTATCTTGTAGTAGTCAGGCAACATTACAAACTTACGTTGACGACTAGCAAGAGTTGTGCTAGTTTGATCCCATAAGATATCCTTGCCTGCTTCACGAGCCTTGACAACATCGTCCGCCATCATTTTTACAGCAGTAGGCATAAAGTCTGTGAACACTTCACTATAGGTCTTGCCTTCAATTTTAGCTTGTCGTTCCACGTGGTGATCGGTAGAAATATATGCACAATCCTTGGCCCAATCTTGATTAGCAACCCAAGTAGACTTTCCAGACCCGGGTACTCCTATTAATACATATAACTTATTCACGGCTGAAAATTGTCCTTTCCTTTTGTGTTGGAACCTAAATATGCCAACGTTGCTTCTAACTGTTGAATACGTAAGGCGGCTTCTTCTAACAGATTAGCAATCCTATCAGGTTTCCCTTCTTTGACTGCTAACCTATCGGGAATCTGTCTACGTATTTCTGCCCGTTTATACAAACGAAATACTAGGCTTTGTTCTGCTACGGGCAGATGACTTTCATCTTCATATCTCATATTCTTCTCCTTTAATCTCCAAGAACGTTTCTTGTTTTGGAGTACATATCAAATTGTGCATAATAAGGATTTCACGACGTGTTGTTTCATCCATATCAAGCCATTCTTTTACAGCCTCGTAACTACCAAACGCTCTCCGTGGCATACAATCCTGTATCCAACCTGTTAGAGCCTTAAGGGCCGTGATAGTGTTAGACGGATGACTACGGGCCACGGCACCTAGAAAATCATTAGCCAGCACAGACGTAAAGAAGCTACCTGGACTGAATCCATATATTAGGTAATTGAACATAGGATCGGCAAACTCATCGTCTACCCTCCAAAGTACAATACCTTCGTAAAACTTCTTCTTGCTGTACTTGCTAATATTCATAACGCCTCCACTCTGCTGACAGGAACACTCCATAAGTCGCCTTTAAAATCTTTGAAGAGCTTTTCGGGCTCTCCAAACATTTGTGTTTGAGACTCTCCTACCAAAGTAAGAAAGTCACCGGGCCTCAACTGAAAGAATGTCTGTTTTACCATATGCGTATTCATATCAATCCCCTTTCTGATGGTGTCCTTTTACTTCGTTATCTTTGATCCGATTGATAGCACGTTCCATAGAGATTACAATTTCTCCAGTTGAGTCCATACCTACGTCTAACGCACGGTACTTTTCCAATCCGCTTGTACCTCCGTGCAAGTGTCCGTGAAAGTGCAAAGCTCCTCTGTGCATTTGATCCCACTCGGCAATTGGATAGTGAAACATAACAATCTTGTGACCATCATATGTCAAATCCAAATACTTGTGAATTTCCTTAAAAGCATTTCGAAAAGTTACATCATTCAAAGTCTTCTTGTCGTGATTGCCTTCAATCAAAATCTTTTGGCCATTCAAACGCATCATTGTACGTCCGGCATCACTGCCCGACATAAATGCTACATCACCTAAGATGTAAACGGTATCTTCTGGAGCAACCTTGTCGTTCCATTCTTCAACCATTGCGCTATTCATATAGCTAACATCATCTCTAAATCGTGCTCTTGTCTGTGGGCAGAACTTCATAATGTTCTTATGCCCAAAGTGCAAGTCACTTGTTATCCAAGTCTTCATATTATTCTCCTACGAATTCTCTAACAGCTTCAAAACGAGTTGAAGCAGGAATCCACTTAAATTGTTCACGCTTACGGTTAGCCTTTTCAAAGTCAAAGTTAACCATAAACCATTCTTTTTCTGTGCTGAAGGCAACATCGCGGGAGAACTTAACGATGCGTACCCAGCGACCATTAAACTTTGCAACAACCATCATACTGATCTCCTTTACATTGACCAGTAGAGCTCCGAGCTAGGATCGCAACAACGGGGTGTGTCGCTTTCAATTTGGATTTCTTTACCAGTCATTAAATTGGTAACTGTTTTCATTTTTGGCAACGCTTCAATTCGAAACAAGCCACGTGGGTAGTGATGGATATGAAGTTCTTTTACTTCACGTGCCATACCTTCTTCATCACGGTTTGCCCAAACTGTAGTTGAAACAAGTCGCTCACCACTTTTGGTACGCTTGTCCAATTTGTAGATATACATTGTAAAATCTTGTTTCATTTGTCGCTCCTTTGTTTAACTTATATACATATTATAAGCTCAAACGGCTAGCCAGTCAACCAGAGATTACCGGCTACTGGCTAGTGTTGTTTTTATACGACAGGTTTAAACGTGCGCCAATCGTCGATGTTAGGCTTTTCGTCCGCATTGTAGGTCCAACCCAAGGCTTTCATCATACGGTGCTTAACGAGCAGATTAGGGCTTCTAAAACGCCCTGTATCCTCAAATCCCATCATCACGCCCACTTCGCATACAGCACCCGAACGACAAATTCCTGCGAAGCAATGGACAACAACATTCATTCTGTTAGCCAAAGCGTGTTGTAAAAGAGCCACAAGTCGTGCGGCATCTTCGTGACTACACTTCATTTCTTCTTCTAAAACTTTGTCGTTTTCCTCCACATCCAAAAACTCAAAGTTATGAATTTCTTTGAACTTATGGGCAGGAGTTGGGCGCCAGCTGGCAGGATCGGTAATGCTAATCAACATACTATTCTCACCAGCCTCGTGATGAAATCTTTTTGGGATATCATCAGCGGCTACATTTTCAATCCACGGCATTTTATTCTCCTTAGTGGACCGATTCCTTTTTGTCCACTTCACATTCGACTACCCAGTTATTAAATTGGGTAAACTTGTTTACTTCAACACCTAGCCCAACGGCTTCGTTTACAAAATGCTGTAACAGCGCATTGTATAATTCATCGGGCATAGTGTCTTTATCAAATTTAATTTTCATCGTGATATACTCAATTCAGCGTCAGGATTTTCCCAACAGGCGTTACGGTATTTGTAGACAAAGTCGCAAAGACCTTCGTAGCTACCCCAACCATTCTCTGGATTAAACTTCTTAAACTTCTCGGGATCGCTTAAAAGTATATTCCAACCTTCATCTAACAAGTCTGCAATGTCTCTAGCAAACTTAAAATTAAGTTCTTCAGGACGCCACAAAATAGTGTACAAGTCTATCTTTCCACCTATACCTACTTTTACCTCTTTAGCCATCCGACCCAAATTGTGTGTGATGTTTCCACTGTACACACTAGTGGGTTGAGTAACCATTAAATCTACATCTAAACTCATCGTCTATCCTTTGCATCGTTGTAGCCAATCAAATACCCCATCACCAAAGCAAACATCATTCCACCAATAGCAATTAAGCAACCTATAAACTGTGCAAATTGGTCGTTCATTGTGTTCTCCGCTTCATCCAAGTGTAGTCTACACCATCTGGACACTTACCGTCTTTGATACTGTCAGCACCAAATACACCTACAAGTTCCATACCATTCACTCGAATAGTAACAAACTTGCCTAATACTTTTGCCCAATCCATTGCTTGGGTTAGAGTTTCAAACTCTACTTCTTCTTTGTTGTGTTCTACTGTTATCATTCCACAATTATAGCATCAAAAAAAATCCCTGTCAACTTGCGAAGACAGGGACGGTGTTGTATTTCTACAACGATTAGAAGTTGTAACGATCACTCATTACAGTCTTCAGCATAATGCCTTCTGGAGTAAACTCAGCCATATCAGCCGCCAAAAGTGCCTTAGTAATAGCTGGGCTAAAACCAGACACAAGTGCCGCACCGCTCTTGTCTGACTTAACTGGAACGTTATCGCTAGCGTTCAAGTTCCAGAACACAACTTGTGGCACAGCATAACCTGCCGCCGCAAACTTGCGTTCAATCATCTCCATAGCAGAGTCATCGTGCTTCACGCATTGGTTGAACTGCATATCACTTAGGATCAAAACCATTTCTGGCATTTCACCTTGTGGTACTTCATTCTTAACAGCAACATCAAGGATCTTGCTGAAAGCTGCGTGTAGGTTAGTACTCATACCCCAATCGGACTTAACCATTTGTTGCATCTTTTGAACTACGTTACCCTTTAGGGTCATTAGTTCTGGCTTATCACTGAAAGTCAAGAACGTATCCTTGAACTTACCTTGATTCTTTTCAGCCAAGTACAAACCTAGTGAAACTGCCACGTCCATACAAGTCACCTTAGTGTTCTTGCCAGCTGGACTGCCCATAGAGCCACTAACGTCTACCAAAGGTAGAATGTTAGCATCGCCCACATAGTTTGGCAAAGCCTCCCATTGTGCGATGATGTGATCAGTTTCTGTCTTGTCAAAAGTGCGGTAGTTACCAACACCCTTCAAGACATCGTAAGGGAAAATTGCCGAAGCATTTACCTTTACAGTTGGGTCACCCTTAACCAAACTCGCAACATACTCAGCGA